ACGTCCGCCCCGAGCTCGCCGACCTTCGCCTGGGAGGTGTTGAAGAAGACGAGTTTGAAGCCCCGGACCGTGAGCTCCGGCGGAGCATAGACCGGTATCCCGGTCTTTATCCCGAGAATGCGCTGCTCCCGGAGCCTCTTTTCCTCCCGGAGTCTCGGCATCCTATATCCAGGCCTCGTAGTATTGCATGGTCAACGTGCAGTTGGCCCCGGTGTATTTAAAAAGATTCGACCGATTTGGAAGCAATCTTAAAAATAAACCGCTAAACTTTGAGATGATATCCGTCGTCGCACGCTTCACCGTCCCGTTCGCGCAATCCACCGTGACGGTCGTCCCGTTCACGTTGAGCGCGTCCTGAATCCTGAACTCGCGGGCGCCGTCGGTCGTGTTCTCCAGCTTGAAGTCCGGGTTATCGGCAGCCATGGCGAAAATGATCGTCGGGAAAACTTCCACCTTCCCGCCGATGTCCCATGAAAACTCTTTCGGCGAGCTCGTGATGACTATCTGCTTCTGCTGCGCGGTCGTTCCGTACCAAAAAGGATCGGCGGCCAGCATCCGGATCGAGACGGTGCCAAAGTTATAGCCGACGGTCGAAGGGTACTCGTGGGAGATGTCCTCGATCTTTCGGATTCGGATTTGCCGATTCCTGTTTTGAATCCTGAAATCTTCCTTGACCAGGTGCTCGGCCAGGGCGTCCCATTTCGAGTTATACTCTGCATCGGAAAAGGCCCAGATCCGGCCCGAGATCTCGATCGTTCGTTGTGAGAACATCCCGTCGGAGACATCCTTGGCCCCGTGGATATAGGCGACATCAAGCAGGGCGCTTTTCTTGGCGATAGGTTCGCTGCGGATATTGAAGGTTTTAGGAAGGAAAAACTCTTGGCCCAGAGCATCGATCAGTTTGATTCTTTGATCACTATCCGGGATGTAGATCACGGGGATCGTCATCAGTATCTCCTCCCCTTGCTGATGGCTTGAGTAGTCCGCTCGGCCAGGCGGCGGGAGATTTCGTCTAAGTCACCGGCATTGTTTATCGCGCCATAAAAGTAGTTCGACTGCCGGAGCGTCACGCCCGCGCCTGCGAACGCCAAGGCGCCGGGCCTATCGAGCGGGATGACCGCTTCCGGGCCGCGCTCGCCGATCATCGCATAGGTCGGGCGGGTGACGATACCTCCCTCGGCCAGATGGATTTTGCTGAAGAGCGCTGAGACGCCTGCGATCGCGACGCCGACGAGGGCCAGGTTGAGCGGAAAGGGAATCGATTGCATCACGGACTTGATGACATTCGCGATGGCCACGGCCTTGGCCATAAGGACTTCCTTCACCGAGGCAAGGAGCATTCCCGTCACGAGATCCCGGAGCGCCGAAAGCGCGGTATTGACCGTGCTCTTGAACGCTTCGCCAAGAGCACCCAGAATGCTTGCCCCGCCCTCCCCCCATTTCTTGAAAGCGTCAAGCGTGTTGGAAAAAAGGCTGCCCAGGATATTCGTGATTGCGCTCGTTGTGCTCGTAACGAGCTCGGTCCAGCCCTTGGCATCTGCTTCTGCTTTCTGTTTCTTCTTTTTATAGAAGGCGTCCAGGGCCTTGAGAAGCTCTTCTTGCTGTGCGCCGGTCCATTCCGTGGATTCCTTTATGCGCGCCTCTTCCGCGATCCGCTCCTGCTCCATCGCCCAGAGCTTGTACTGAAGCTCCGTCATAGTCATCTGGTTTATCCCATCCTGGATAGCTTGCTTCTGCTCGGCGAAAGTCTTGAGCGCTTCGAGCCGGGCGACCGTCTGTGCGTCCTCCTGATCGGCGATCAGCTGGGCGAATGTTATCCTGGCGGCGAGGTCCTCGTCCCGGAAGCCCTTTTCAAGCGCGGCGAGCTGGGCATCGCGGGACTGGGCCGCCTGGAGCAAAAGTCCGTTTTTCGCCTTCTCGTCGGTTATCTCCGTTTGGATCGCAGCTTTCTTTTCTTCATAAGCTGCGCTGATCGCGAATCTCTGGTACTCCCGCTCCTTCATCGTCGCCTTGGCGATCTCGTCCGTGAGCTGACGCCGGACGCCGATAACCGCCTTGGCCTGCTCTTTCCCGGCCTCCAAAGCCATTGCCGCCTTTATCTGCGCTTCGATCTCTTCGCGCGTCGCCTTGGACGCCGCCTCCATTTCCGCTTTTAATTTGCTTAATGCATCCGTCTGCTTATCGGCGTTGAGAAAAGCCTCGACGTGAGCGCCCCCCAAGTCCTCAATGAGCTTTTTAAGTTTCGGCCCCTCCGCTCCTTCAGCTATGGCCTTAAAGGCGGCTTGGGTGTTCTGCCCGTATTTGTCCCAGACGGCGGTCAATTCTTTTTGGGAGGCGATCTGTTTCCTGGCCGCCTGATCGGCAAAGTCCGACCAGTAACCCACGGCCCCCGCCAGTTTCGCATAGGCCTTGGTTTGCTTGTCGATCTCCGCGCCTGGCTGAATCTTTTCCAATAACTTGAAAGCCCCGTAAGCCAGGAGAAGGGCCGCAGTAACGATTCCCATCATCGTGGCCGTAGTCGCCAGCTGAACTTTCATTAATTGGAAACCGGCGATTATCTTAGGCAGGGTTATGAGAAGATGGCCGAACGAGAAAAGAAGGGGGCCGAGAACGACCAGCATCCCGCCTATGGCCCCGGTGATGAGAGCCATCGTCTTGACCAATTTCTTATGCTGCTCTGCCCACGCTATCCCTTTTTGCACGATCACCGTTATATTTCCGATCATTTTTTGTATGGTCGGCATTAGGGCCGTGGCTATCTGTTTCCCCACACCTTGAAGCCCAGTCTTTAAAAGGTTTAGAGCATCGTTGAAATCATCGCAACCCTTGGCGCCTTCCTTTGTAAGAATCATGCCGGATTTTCGGGCCGCCTCGTACATTTCTTTCAATCCGGCGGAACCCATGTTTAGCATGGGGATTAAGTCCATGCCCGCCCGCCCGAAAATTTTGGTCGCCATCGCATTTTTTAACGTCCCATCTTCCATCACGGCGAACTTGTCGGCAACCTCAAGCATGATTTCGTCCAGCGGTTTCAACTTTCCTGTGCTATCTTCCGTGGAAATCCCTAAAGCCGTCAGCGCATTTTTCCCTTCTTTTGATTCGGCGGTAAAGCTGACCATATTGCCCGCGAGTATTTTTAATGATTTGGCCAGAGTTTCCAGCGAAATTCCGTTTTGTTCGGCGGCCAACTTATAACCGCTTAGCGTCTCCGTCCCAACTCCGGTTTTTTGGGAAAGCTCATAAATTTGATCCCCCAGATCTGCCGTCTTTTTTACGCATAATCCGAGGGCGGCGGTGATGGCCCCGCCGACGACGGTCATGGATTTCCCGATGGTCTTGAATGTGTCGCCAGTTTTTTGAAGGGCTTGCTTTCCCTTCTCCAATTCCGTTTTTAGCTCGGTAGCATCGGCGGAAATCTTAACTAAAAGTGACTTTATAGTCGTCGTAGTTCTCCCTTAGTCCATCATCCCCACGTTGCGCTTTATCTCCTCAAGCTCTCTCCGGGCCTCATCCTTTGTCCTCGGCTTCTTCCGGCTCCGCATAGACTTCGGGAGCAATGTCTCCGGGTCGATCGTCCGGCCCCTCTTTATGTGGGGCTGAAGGAGGTAGGATGTGAACCAGGCCAACCGGAACCAGGCGGCCTTCTCCCGCTCCTCCTCCCTCTCGTTCTGGGCCTCGACAGCCAGGCTGAGCTCGCCGGGCGTCAGCCGCCGGAAATCCGCTTCCCGGATGATCCCGAACCGCGCCGCTACTTTCCTTTCTTCCTTGAACCGGGGATGGTAGCTGCCGGGCCCGCCGCTTTTTTTCCGCCCCCGTCAAGCTCCACAGGAACGCCCGTGAGCCCGCTATGGGCGAAAATCGCCTCTGAGACAGGCCCCAGGATCGAGAGGACGGTATGGGTCCCCTCCTGGATCGCCTCGTTCAGCAACGTCCTTGTCTTCTGCTCCGTGAGCTCGGGGTCCTCCCACTTCATCCCGGCGAAGGCGAGGAAGGGCAGTTCCCTGGCCGAGATGTTGAGCTTCGAGATGTCGAAGTCTTCTTCCTCTTTCTTGCCGCCATACTTTTCGGTAATAAGGTCCCAGGCGTCGAAGTTGTAGACGAGCCTCCGCGGCTTGTCGAGCTTGAGGATGAATTCTTTCATCAGGGCACCCGGATGACGGCGATGGTAACCGCAGTGACGCCGCTATAGGTTATCTGTACCTTGCCGTTCGCATCATCGAAGCGGTTCTTAGGGAACGGCCCGATCATCCGGTCTTCGCCGTTCGTCACCTCGACCGAGACATCGTGATCCGCACCCTGATTGCAGGCGGCCTGGGAATTGACGATGACACCGTGCGGGCTGGTATGTGCGTTCTTGATGTGGATGAACTCTCTCCCCGAGTTGACGAACTCGTCCCCGCCCGCAGCCGCTGCCCCATAGGTTGGCGTGAGTCCGCCGAGGACAACTATCTGGACTGATAATGTGGCCACGTCTCACCTCCTTACGCTGCGGCTTCGGTCACGACGGCGGTTGATTTCATCGAAAAAGCGATGGTCACCGCATCGTCTAATGGAGCTTCCCCCGAACCTTCCCCGAGCTGGAAATAACCGCGATAAACGTAACTCGGAGTTTTGAGGCGCAGATCGAGCTGTTTGGGAGTTGCATCCCAGAAGCCTTTTTTCATTTCGACGAGTCCGGCATTGTCTTCGATGAGGAAACAATCGAAGTCAATGGAGACCTCCCGGTTGGCGGGAAGGCGTTCCTTCCATCCCGCGGAATCCTTGTCTGTCGTATCGATTTCTTCAAGCCCCCAGCTCCACGAGGCATCCTTCTGCCCGCCGACTTTCGTCCAAACGGGCGAGCCATAGGTCCCGGTGTTGACCTCGACGTAGGTCAGAGTCCCTGCGATTTTAGCCATTTTTTACCTCCTCTTTAGGTTTCTTTTCGAGATCGTCAGGAGTCGGCTCCTTCGGTATCTCAACTATTGAGCCGGAGAGAGTCTCCGCTGGCGCGTAGAAGACCCTCCTGGCCCGGAAAACAAAGGTGATCCTCGCTTCAAAAAGCGCCTTCCCCCTTACCCGCATGACCGGGCTAATGTTCATGGCGTAGAGCCAGAGCTCCCAGTCGCCGGCGTCGATCGGCTCCTGGCCGGCTGTGATCGCCCGGTCCACCATCACCGAGATCTGGGCCGGGGAACCGCTGTAGAGTGAGGCCGGATAGCGGTATTCGAGGTTCTCCGCGAGTTGCTCGCCGGTGAGGGTGAATGGGGGGAAAATTCCCCCACTCGGGGGTTCCTTCTTCGGCTCCTTGTCGAAAGTCGGAAAGACGATGAGCCTTTTCCGGATGATTTCGCCCAAATCTATTCGCATCTTAAACCTCCTCAATGAGATATCTTATTCTCAGCACGCCATGTCTCGTCACGCCGTCTAAGTCGATTAGAATCTGAGTCATATCCAGGCCCGAATAGACGGCCCGAAATTCCTGGCCCAGGGAAAGCGCGTCGCCGGAAAGCGCCCGAAGGACCGCATCCTGCATCTCGGCGCATTCCTTCCGGCCCGGATAGTCTGACCAGATATGGAGAGTCGATGTGACCTCCTGGCCGGCAGCGAACTTGTCGGACCAGTTCCGGCCCGAGACCTCGCCCATGACGATGTAGGGCATGGCCACGTCTTTCCCGGGGAAATCATCGTAGACTTTATATCCCGTCTCGGAGATGATCCGGTCGCGCTGCGCCTGGTGGAGAGGAAGGAAAGGACTTTTCACGTTATTTCCACTCCTTCCCCAGAACTCTTTCAATTCGGATGACGAGCTCGCCGGAGAAATCATCGTATGCCGGCGTAAGGTATGGACGGGGTTTAAGGCCGCGTTCATAAATTGCTTTACAAACCGGCCAGGCCGAATCGAAGCCGTGATGGCGGGCCCAAGATTCAAGGGCGTCGGGCGGGGGGAAAAACTGTTTATGGCCGACGGCGGGCCCGGCCCCGAACTCGATAAAAGGCGCATACCTCGCCGTAGGCCCGATCTCGGCCTCAATCCCCTTCGGCGCGAACTCGACGATTATCGAGGTCGCGCAGTTCCCCGTATCCATAGCCGGCTCCGCTCTGAGATAGGCCTTTGCCCGGGCCTGGATCTTGAGTGCGATGTCGCCCACCTCGGCTTTAACCTCCGCCTCTTTCTCTTTCGGCACGCGCTTCAGGAGGTCGGTGATTTCCTTGGCGCCCTGAAGCTCGACCTTGAATTTCACTTCGCCTCCGTGCAGAGGATCTCGAAGAACTGGTGGCCTTCGTCGATGTCGATGATAGACACGATCTCCAATATCCGCCCATTGGCGCTTATCCGCATGTCCTCCTTGATGTCCTGCCTGAACCTCGTCTTGACGCGGTGTGTGACCTCGGCCTTAATTTGGTGGGCGTAGAAATACTCCCGGCCCGTGAGCGGTTCGACCTTCGCCCAGGCCTCGCCGCAATTCACCCAGGTCACGGGCTTCCCCCCGTAGCCGTCGTCCGTAGGGACCGGCTGCTGAAAGAAGATTCTGTGCCTCATGTCGCCGACCGTCGGAAACTTGCTCACAATCTTATGACCTTGTAAGGCCAGCACATGGCCGAGATCGAAGAGATGATCTTGTTCTCATCGATCACCCCCCGGTTCTCATAGATGATGGCCAGGGCGATGAAAACCGCCGTCCTTAGCGCCGCCGGGACAGAGCTGGCCTGGTCCCCATAACCGGCCTTGACCGTGAGGATGAACGATGCGAAGCCGCGGTGACTCGGCCAGACGCAGCCGCTCTTGAGCATAACCCTCCCCCGCTGGCCGG